TCCAAATATCCCCACCTGCCGTTCCAGAGGAGCACTCCAATGTGGGGGTGTTTCGGTAACGGCTATGGAAATCGGACATGCAAGCTCCACAATCACGCAGGGGACGCCTTCAGAAGGGCCAAGGAAGGTCATCATAACAGAGAGCTACCCCCATAACATCACTGAGCACCCCCCTTAGACAAACACAATTGAAAAACCGCAGCCCCCCAAATTGAAGCACCCCGAAGCGTTAGCCACGGGGCACCCAATTTGGTCGGAACTGCGTTTTTGCCTCCCCTTCTACCCGAAGGTTTGGGGGGTCGGGGCCCTTCTCGGTTTATCAACCTGTCGGGACTCCATTTTGGTGTCGTTCAAGGGAGCAGCGGACTCCTAACACCTCACTACCAGACCAATGGTGCGTCCAGGTACACCTACCATGTCCTACAGACATGACCGCCGACAAGAGCTGTAGACTCTTATCCTGGGACAGCTTGCTACGCGGGGTTCACCAAGGGTTCCGTACTGGTGAGAGCACACGAACCCTTTTCCTTACCCTTGCAACGTGCCTTGACTTCTGTCTCCCGCTCTTGCCCTTTCACAACCCATGGCCTATGGATTCCGAAATGGGCGGATTGGAGGACTCCGCCAAAGGCCCTCTGTCAACACACTTCTTAATTACTGAAACCCTGGCGGGTCAGCCCGAAATGTGCCGTGGAGGACACTGCCTCCTCATCTCCCCCTGGGTCTGGGCCGCTTCCACTCCCCCTTGCGGGTTCACGGTACGTCCTGTCTCCCGGTTGGGATGAGGTTGCTTTTTTGCGCCTTCAAAGAGAACCTGTTTCCAGGCCCCCGCTAAATAACCGGCCGGCTAGATCGCGCAACAAAAAAGATCAGATTCTTTTTGGTTCATTTCTGAAGGAGCCTGCGTAGTATAGGTGTCCTCACCGGAGAAAACAAAATGGCCGTCCGTCAAATGACCAATGAAGCTACCTACGAAGCCTACAATGCCGCCGTCGCGGCGGGTGAGGCCGACGAGCGTGGGCTCGTCAACGGCAAGAAGGTGGAGAGAGTCTCCAACTACCATGGACATGAAGAAGGTGTCCATCACGGTCGCCTTTGCGCCCACTCCAAGACCCGGCGTGCCGGTGCCGACCTGACCCTCACCCCTGAGTGTGTACTGACCCGCTACCACAAGGAAAGCCGGTACGACGCCCAGGTCAACGCTGACGGCGAATGGGTGCTGGACGCTGAGGGCCAGCCCACCAAGGTTGACCGCTACACGGAAGCCTGCCGCACCATGGGCCCCCTCTACATGGAAACCTCCCATGTGGGCCTCGTGCTCCACACGGGCGAGCGGAACGGCTACCATGACTCCGACTTCACCGTGGGTGTGTGGGACGGTGACGGCATCGACACCTTCATCTACGCCTCCACCCGTGGATGGACGTACCCCAACAGCGCCACCCCCGACGCTACCCCCGAAGTGCGGGAAGCATATGCAGCGTGGCAGAAGGCCCGTGACCTCGCCCACCGCCGTAGCCGCTACATCCGGCAGCTCAAGGACACCTACAAGGCACAACACGCCCCCGTGAAGGGCTCCTGGGTCAAGGGCATCAACCCCCGCTCCCGCAAGTTCCCCAAGGGTATGTCAGGGCTGGTGCTGTGGGTCAGTCAGGAAGGGGGCCGCGTGGGCATCTCCGTGGACGGTTCCAAGACCGCCCAGGATCGCATGAACCTCGTGTTCGTGGACACGGAAACCAGCAGCGGAGTGGACAATCTGTGGGCCGTCCTCGAAGATGAGGAAGGCTGGGATGCCCGCCCGCAGTGGGCCTTGGATATCCTGGCTGAGTGCCAGCGCCGTGCCGACGCCCGCGAGGTTGCCCGCGAGGCAGCGGTGGAAGCCGCCACGGACATCCCCAAGAATGCCTGGGTGCGAATCACTGAGGGTGCCAACGCTGGAGCCGAGGGCCTGGCCTTCTTCTTCCGCCTGAGCGATGGGCTCGTGGGCATCGCCGTGGACAACACCAAGAACCGCAACCGCTACGCCAACACCCTGTGGGTCAAGGCCACCATGCTGGAACAGGACGAGTCCTGCAAGCCCGGCTGGGCACGCCGCTACCTTGTGCGAGGGTAAGACCATGACCGAAGACATGCGGCTTCTCGTAGGGGTTCTTGAACAGTAGCGAGGAACTTAGGTGAACGCGGGTATTCTACGGTAGTTCGTTTATACGACCGCCATAGGAGTAGAGGATGGCCCCGACCGTGATCACCCAAGTCACCGAAACCGAATTCAAGACCGAGGATGGAAGAACCGTCCCGCACGCGATCCCCTTTGACAAAGATGAAGTGCCGACCGTCGAGGAGTTCCAAGAGTGGTACGACCGATGGCACTCCGTCTTCCAGGCAGAAGGTCTTCTCGGTCCCGACGGGGAGTCCGATGCCGAAGGCTGACCGACTCCTCCGTGTCCGTGCCGCAGCAGAGATGCTCGGTGTCCATCCCGACACCTTACGTCGTTGGGACGAGGAAGGCCGCCTAGTGGCCGAACGAACTCTTGGGAACCACCGTCGCTACAAGCTCTCGGTCATCGAGGCTCTACAAGGGCAAGACGTGTCAGGGGAAGGAGCCACCGAGGTTCGTGCCGCCATCTACTGTCGGGTGAGCAGCCACGACCAAAAGAAGAAAGGCGATTTAGAACGTCAGGTCGGGCGGGTCACGACCCACTGTGTCAAACAAGGCTACAAGCTGGTCGCCGTCCTGGAAGACGTGGGCTCGGGCATGTCGGAGAACCGCCCTCGACTCCGCAAGCTGTTCAAGCTCGTCAACGAACACAAGATCGACCGGGTGGTGGTCGAACACAAAGATCGGCTTTCCCGGTTCGGAGGTGGCCTCCTCGCGGCCTACTTCGACAGCCACGGCGTCGAGATCGAGTGGGTACAGGAGACTCTCGGGAAGTCCTATCAGGAGGAGCTTGTCGAAGACATCCTCTCGCTGATGGCATCGTTCTCCGCTCGTATCTACGGGCGACGCTCAGCCGAAAACCGGAAACGAGCGAAGGCAGAAGTCGAGGCCGACCAGTGAGGCTCGCCTACCGAGCGGAGATCAGGCCGACTCCTCGCCAGAGGCAGGCCCTTCTCCAACATGCGGGCAACGCTCGGTGGGCGTATAACTGGGGGCTCCGTCAGCATCGGGACGCCTACGAGCAATGGGTGACTGAGGGCAAGCCGAAGAAGTGGAAAGGATGGCTGAACGCCATCTCTCTCCACCGCGACCTCAACGTCTTGAAGAAAGCCAGCCCCGAAGAGGGCGGCATCCCTTGGATGTACGAGGCTAGCAAAGCGGCACCGCAGGAAGCCCTTCGTGATCTCGACCGGGCCTTCAAGAACTTCCTGTCAGGACGAGCCAAGTACCCAAGGTTCAAGTCGAGGAGCAGGGGCGTCGGCGGGTTCCGCCTGACCGGCACCATCAAGGTTGATCACAGGACCGTCCAGCTCCCAGTCATCGGGAAGGTGAAGTTCCAGCCGGGAGAGCGTGGCTACCTCCCATGGGGGAAGCATGCTCAGGTCTCTGTGACCGAGAAGGCAGGACGATGGTTCGTTTCCGTCGTCGGGCCCGAAGTTGTGGGAGCGGCAGTGCCGAACGGGAACCCCCCTGTGGGACTGGATCTCGGCGTGGCTCGGTTGGCTGCCTTGTCGGACGGGACGGTCATCGAGAATCCGAGAGCCCTCCAGAAAGGGCAAAAGAAGATCAAGAGGCTTCAACAGGAGGTGAGCAGAAAGAAGAGGGGGTCGAAGAACCGGGGCAAGGCTAGGGCGAAGCTCGCCCGTGCCCATGCTCGGGTTCGGAATGTTCGACGTGATGTACTCCACAAGGCCACGACTATGCTTGCCAAAAGCCACGGCAAGGTTGTGATCGAGGACTTGAAGGTGCGGAACATGACGGCTGGGGGAGGCTCGCGAAAACGTGGCCTCAACCGGGTCGTGCTGGATGCCGCCTTCGGGGAGTTCCGTAGGTTGTTGGAGTACAAAGGGAAACTCTACGGCTGTGAAGTCGTGGCTGTTCCACCCCACTACACCAGCCAGCGGTGTTCAGCGTGTGGGCACGTCGAGAAGGACAATCGGACTTCGCAGAGCGAGTTCTGCTGCTTGTCTTGCGGGCACGAGGCCAATGCTGACCTCAATGCTGCGATCAACATCTTGAGGGCCGCCAGTTCGTCGGACCTCACTAAAAACGCCTGTGGAGAGGACGTGAGACCTTCCGTATCGCTTGCGATACGGAGGCAGACCTCGGTGAAGCAGGAACCCGGCATTTCCCTTCGGGGAGAGTCAGACCGGGGGCCGATCTCGCAAGAGACGGTAACAGAGCATAGGATCACCTAAGTTTTGTTAAACGGTACGGAAACCCTTGCTGGTGCCAGAAAGCCACCAGATCATCCAACAGATGCTCCTGCCCCTCTTCTCCCAGATGCCCCCATTCTTTGGAGCGTGTTGTCAGGTCTAGGGGCATCTTCACAGGTTCCAATGTCAAGCGGGGGCGTACAGGAACAGTGCCCACGGGACGCTGTTTGGCAGGGTACTTGTGGGCCATCTCGGGGATCAGGTAAGAGCGGACAAGGGAAAAGAACAGATCCGTACTCCCAGCTCGCACCCCGAGGATTTTACAGGTCTCTGTGGACTGTGGGCGGATGTAGGCATCCAACCCAAACCGCTTCCCTACCCGCCGTGCCACATCATCGGCAGCGGCTACCGTGATGTCCCCCAGTGCAATTGAAGGCAACCCTGAATCCAAGTGGCCATCATCAAAGTACCAGTAGGCCAAGGACCGGGCACTCAGGTGTGTCAGGATGCTCTCTGGGAAGACCTTGACTCCCTGTGGATAAAACAGCTTGCGAAGGTACTGGAGCCATTTGTGTGGTGCTGTCCGCAGAAGGAACGTGTACGCCACAGTGCCGCTGTCCATGATCTTCTCCCCAAACTGAACAGGCCTGCTCAAAGGAGCCCACAGGTCATACAGATGGTGGACGTACCCCACCTGGGAATGGGAGTGCCCCACCTGAAAAGAGCCCCGTGCTGTGACATGTCCATCCCCGAGCAGAACACCTATCAATGTCTCCTGCTGCCCCTCTGACAAAGGCCCCTCCTGTGTAGCCCTCTGTGTTTTGGTCAAGGTGTGGATACCCCACCTCTGCCGCAACCTCACGATCACAGGCTTGCTCACCCCATACATCTTCCCGATCTGGGCATCCCCCATTCTGGAATAGATGTCTGCAAGGACCACAGGTGTCAGATCCTCAATTGTGGGCAAACCCTGTGCTTCCCGTACTTGGTCCCTTCGTTGTCTGGGATTCAGTGTTTGGATCCCCCACTGCTTTCTGTACCGGGAGACCAGGGCATCTGAGACACCATAGAGGGCAGCGATCTCGGCATCATTCTGCTCCAAATACAGCTTTCGCAAGACCTCTGGTGTGACCACCCTGCGGAAAGCCCCATATACTTTAGGTGTGTTTGTTTTGTCAGATGCCATAACCTTTAGCCTTGTCGGTGTTTAGGGGTAACCTGCTATACCTACAAGCCAACAGGTTTTCAACAGGGTTCAGGACACAAGGCAAAGAAAATAAAGCAAGAGCAAAGGAAGAGAGGGCACGACAGCAACCCCCGAATGCACAGAACCCCCGACCCGAAGGCCGAGGGCTCGTTGAGAACCGAGGTTCTACTATGACTAACGGGTGATCGTCAGACGGGTCAGACCACGGGGGTTGAACGCGCCGATACCGAGGTTCTCGAAGCAGGAGAAGCCGATGGTGCGAGCCTTCGGGTCGTCTGCGCTGAGAACTGTCAGCTCAATGCGAACGGGGATGCGGCCGAACATTTCCGGTTCGCAACACACATAGACCGTTCCGACAGGCACGAGGCGGCTGACGATGATCTGTGCTCCCCAGAGGGTTGCCATCAGGCCGGTCTTCAACAAATCGCGCTGGGATTCGATGTCCAGGATGTCGCGACCGAACTTGCGGAGGTCCGCGTAGTCCCGAGCGTTCATGAACACGCGAGCGACATGAAGGTCATGACGCTCGATCAGTGCGAAGGCATCAGCCAGGACAGCACCAGAGATCGGAGCGACCACGGGGATGTCAGGGTTGGTGCCGCCAGCCACGGAGTCGAAGCCGTTGGTGGCGATGCTGTCGAGCACTGCGAAGACACGCTCGTCTTCTGCTGCCTGGATCTGGGCACGGGCCAAGTCCTGGGCGCGCTCGATGAGGTCGAACCGACGTTCCTTGATCTGCGTGAGCGGGATCTCGGGGTTGGATGCGATCTCGAAGAGGGGGAAGATGACACGGCGAGGCTTGGTGACTGCGAGGATGTTCTCGCCTTCTTCACCAACGACGTATGCCGTCACATCGGGGTCCTTGTCGTAGATGGGCAGTGCGCCGTCAGGGAGCTGTTCCACGAGGAAGGTCTTACGACCGACTGCGGTGTAGTCCCGGCGGAGGCGCAGAGGCTGGGTCATCGAGGCTGCGAGCTTAGCGCGACCCTGGGGGGTCTTGATGAACTCGGAGATGATCTGCTGCTTTGCAGCGTTGGATACGTTGCTCATGATCTTCTCCTAGATCCGCTGGTCGTAGACGATTTCGCCCTGCGTTGCATCAGCAGGCATCTTGAGGATGCCGATGATGGTGGACGCAGCCCAACCGTGTTCGATTTCAGCCATGATGCCAGCGTCATCCAGGGTCTGACCGTTCACCACGTCCCAAGTGGGACAGAGGAAGCCATTCCTGGAAGCCGCGAGCGCGAGGCCCGTGGTGTAGGTGATGGGGTCACCTGCAGCGCCAGCACCTGCGACCGGGTTGGCCAGGAACTGCGTCTCGAAGAGAGCATTTCCGTAGGTGCCCTGCGCCGAAACGTAGGGGCCCTTGCCAGAAGCGGAGGCGGGGAGGTTCTCGTATGCGTTGCCAGCAGCCGAGTTGATGAAGCAGCCCAGGGGACGCACGAGGCGCTCCTGTGCGGCGACAGCGAGGGTCTCGGCGTTACCGCCGACGTAGTTGGCACCCTGGTCTGGGCGCGTGAACGCGATGGAACCACTCATCACGCCCAGGACACTAGTGTCAACCTGGGTAGAGATAGTGGTGGTCACCACGACGGTGGGCGGATTGGTCTGGGTGAAACTGTCGTCCGTCAGGATTCCCACGGTGTTACGAACACCAAGGTGGAGAATCCGCAGCGCGGAGGAAGATTCAGTCCATGCACCACTCGCCTGTCCAAGCAGAGGCATGTTGTCTCCTTCATGCGACCGCTCCCTGTTTACAGGGACGGTGGGGGGGGGCGCGGAAACTGTTGGGTGAGACAACCTCATCCAAACTTGTTCCGTCACTAAGTCCCCGCGTTATTGAAGGGATATTGAGAAGAACTTCGGCCCGGTAGGAAGAAAAGTCCTACCGGGCCGATATTTGTTCCTGTAGAGGGGGGAACAAACCCCCACTACTGGAAAGTCACTGTGCTACTCGAAGAACTTGGTCACGTCGGGAGCGGTCTCCCAGAGCTTGCCGAGTTCGTTCATCTCGTTGGAGGCGCTCTTGGTCATGGTCTGGTTGCCCAGAGTCTTGGGGCCAGTGCCTGCCTTCTTGGGCTGGGGACGCTCGGCAGCTTCCTTGTCGTCCTTGTCGTCCTTGGCCTCTTCGCCAGCGACCTTGTCGTCTGCCTGGTGGAACAGATTGGCCAGTGCCATCTCGTCCTCGGGGAGGATGTCGTTGGTGCCGCCCAGACCCATGGGGTCATCCATCATTTCCAGGCTGATGTCAGTCTCGGCGTCCATCATGGGATCGTCTTCGATGATCATCTCATCATCCACGATGTCCATCATGGCTTCGGGGGCGACCTCTGCCACCTCTTCGACCATTTCCTCTTCCATGGCGTTCTCGTTGCAGCCTTCGCAGCCGGAGTCCAGCTCCGCCAACATCTGGGCCAAGAGGACTTCCTCTTCGTCCTCTTCCACGACTTCGGCAGCCTTGTCCCCATCCTCATCCTCATCGTCATCGGCGTCTTCGCCAGCGACCACGGGGTTGCGGAGGGTGTCGAGCTGACCCTGGAGGTCGCGGAGAGCGGTCAGGACTTCGGCCATGCGGTCAGTCGAGGCGTCCTTGTCGGACTCATCGGCTGCTTCCACATCGGTGGCTTCCTTGCCCTCTTCCTCTTCCTCATCCTCATCACCAGCCAGCATCTTGCGGAGCAGGACTTCCTCGTCCTCATGGGCAGCTTCCATCCGGCGGAGGGTAGCGTCCAGGGAGACATCGGGGAGATCCATCAGCTCAAGGGCCTGGTCTTCGATGGTGGGGACATCCAAGCCAACGAGAAGGGTCTGCGCGATGCGGATGCACTTGGCAGCCTTCTTCTCAGCGGCGACACGAATGTCAGCAGCCTGCTTGGCAGCGGGGTGGCCCGTATCGGTGGGAACCGCGGGGGCCTCGCTGTTGGGGTAGGGACCAGTCGTCGGGTCTTCGGCCCATGAGGAGGTGTCACCATTCTCGTAGTGATGCTCATCGGGGTCGGGCTTGGCGGCGGGGTGGTCAGGGTCCATGGGGACGGCGGGGGGGGCGGATGCCCTCTTGTCGGCTTCTTCGACCGGGAGGGAGGCGCGCTTTTCCTCACCGTCCCACGTCATGCGGTTACGCGTGCTCATCACACACTCCTGCTTTTTGGGGGTAGGCAAACGGAGGAAACTGCCTCCGCGTGGGATAGGATTTTACCGAGGCGGATGAACGCCTTGGCATCCTGGAGACTGATAGGACGCCTCACCGTGCTCTTACACGCGGTCAGGAATTTCCCCACAGTAGGGTAGTTATCGGCAGAACCGACCGAAAGGGCTGCCTGGTAGACATCCACAGGGACGTTAATCCCAAAGTTGCCGTCCAGTACTGCCACACTGTTCACAAGGTCTGCATCGGAAGTAGCAGTCTTCGTCAACGTAGCTGTGGCTGCCCAATATGCCTGCCTGTAGGCTTGCTTGGCTGCCGCAACACGGACACGCTGCAAAGAGCGTGCTGCTTTCTTACGAGCTTCCTTGATGAGAGTATCGTTAGGAGCAAAGGTGGGAGCCACTACAGGGGCATCCTTATCCTTGTCCCGCTCCAAGTCCTCACGGACACGGGTCTTGACCCTGTCCACTACCTCATGGAGGACATCATCCTCTAGTTGGTGCAGAGGGCTCTCTTCCTTGGGCTTCTCAGCCTCTTCACCGCCGCCTTCGTCACCGCCGCCTTCGTCACCGCCCGGCTCATCGAAGTTGAAAGCATCCACGGGGGTGCCTGCCTGACGATGGGGGTCAAGGACCAGGGTGTGTTGAACAGCAGGATTTGCGACCTTGCCGACAACCCGCTCACTCGT